AGTATGCTTGCGCCCCCGTATTTTATCCCCTATTTTTCTTTTTGTTTCTTCGCTATGTGAACAATCATATGTTCCGTTTTTACTTTTGTGGTGTTTACCTAAATTTTCTCTCCACTCAGCAGTAAATGTTCTACTTTTTCCAAGTTTACTTTGGCGAACTTTTTCACGTTGTTCCATAGTTAATTTGCTACCAGCATTCATCTTAGATATGTATGCCGCATATTCTTCACGCAATCTCGCAAACACCCTACTTGTTATTTTTGTGTTATACCTTTGCTGATACGTGTTTTCACCTTGCATCATTACCAATGCGTTAATCATTTTACCACGATCTTGCCCTGTATAAATTTTAGTAAGTAGCCAATGGCATACAAAATGTTGTCTTGCGCTTAATTCAACCAAGTTAGTGGAATCATTTGATCCGCCTAGGCTACGAGGAATAATATGGTGCGTTTCTGTATATCCGCTAAATGGTGTAGCCCTTGCTTTGTTAATGATACTGTCATACCAAACCGTGTATTTGTTCATACACTTATTTATACTATGTTTGTAAACTCTACATTATTTTATGCTCAAAAGAAAAGGGCCGAAGCCCTTTTCTTGTTTGCCAAATAATTTGACTTTTAGATCACTGAAAGCTGAGATTTTGCATAGCAATCTCGCCCAGGTAGTCGCCTGCATTGCCTAGTGACGATGCAGTATTCGTGAGCTCCACATACCCATAACGAGTTAAGAAGCCAACTACTGGTTCGAAAGTTGCTGGATCAAGAACAACACCGCTGCTCATCAATGGAACGTATGGGCAGTAGAATGCTGCTGCATCAGATTCGCTGGAGCCTTTGTAACCAACTAGCACTGGGGCTGTGTCGGCAGCATAGCTGTCAACATAAACCTTCATTGCGCTGTTCAGTGTACCAACAAACTTGGTGTTAGTTGGAGCTTCAAACGTACCTTCTGTAGTGCGAGCAAACGCGCTGGTTGTAGCAGATTGCAACACTGTCAATGCGGCTGGGGACACAACGGCCCAGTTACCAGCACCACGACGTGTGCGTTGAGCGATCTTGTTAGCAACACGGTTGATCAACACTGCTAGGGCAGCGTGTTCGTCACCTACGAACGTAGCAGTACCGCTAACGGCTGCTTGGTTGTAAGTTTCTTCAGTTGCAGCTAAGGCGCGCAGAGAACCCAAGATTTCTTGGTCGATTTCAACCGTGATTTCTTGTGCTAGTGCTGCCATGATTTCAGCTTCAACGTCTAGACCATGCATAGCTTGAGCGTCTTGAGCTGCTTCGAAAGTCCAGCGAGCGCTTAACTTACGAGATTTAGCTTCGACAACTTGTTTCAAGATCTGCACGTTAACACGGCGACCTGGAACACCTTCATATGCTGCTGTGCTGTCAGCACGGCCAGTTGCTGCGCTACCGGAGTAGGCTGTAGCAATCTTGAACGGGCTTAACATTTCATCACCAGCTGCGACGCTCGTGCCATAACCACTTGCATCGGTAACTGGGTCAGCATAACGAACGCGCAGAGTGTGAATCTGTGCAACTGGACCAGTCATTGGTTGAACACCAACGATTTCGTTAGCAATCACGGTCGGCATAACACGACGGATTACTGGGAGGATAACACGGTTTAACGCTGAAATGTTTGCAGCTTGCGTACCGCCTGCTGTAGCATTTTCAGTTAGTTTCTGACGTGTATTTTCTAGGATAACACCCATTGTTGAACGACGTGAACCTTGCAAACCTTCTAACAGGGCCTCCTTGGTTTCGCCCCAACGGCTTTCTAATAGATTTTGTGACATGATTTTTCCTTTTTTAATCTAAGTTTACTTTAGCCCCGCTAAACGTTTGATAGCGACTACATTATCTGATGTCTCTTCAACAACGGTTTTAGCAGTTTTATCCCCAGTAATAGCTACACGACCTTCGCTCAACACGGCGGTTTTACGCGCTGGTTGTGCTGATGAGTTGTTTAGCACTGCCGGTAGATACTTATCATATACAGACCGCAGTTTGCTTGTCTGTACATTTTCAAGAAGATCTGACATTACCGAAGCTTTGTCTTTGTTAAGCGGTGATAGCAGTTCGGCTAGGACTTGCTTTCGCGTAACATTTTCTTGAATAACCTTAATTTCCTGGTCTTTCGACTCGACCAATTTGACAGCTTTTGATGCTACTAATTTAGCTTCTTCGAGTTGTTTGTTTTTAGCTTTCACTAATGACGTCAACTTAGCAATCTCTGTGTTCTCATTGAGGTGAGTAACCGCAAATTCGCTGGCGAACGCTTCAAACAATCTACGACCAAACATATTTTCACGAGCAACTTGAATGTCTTCTTTCAATTGAGTCAATTCAGTGTTTAGACCCTGTGTAACTGATTCTTTGACAAGTTTAGCACTGCGAGCGATAAAGTCTTTTTGCATTTCAGCTAATTTTTCTTTAGCGCCTGCAATTAGACGTACCTTTGTCTCAACAACTTCTTTCTTGTCAGCAGCAAACTCACTAATCTCAGATGCTAGTTGTTGCATTACAAACTGTTCTAGTCTTTCAATGCTTTCAACTTGCGTTTTACGATCAGCACGTAGTTCTGTAATTTCCTCAGCTAATTTCTTAGCTAGGAACGTATTGAACTTGGCACCTGATTCACGCACAAAGGTTTTAAACTTCACACGATCTTCAGCCAATGCTTGCTTTTCTTCCTTAAACTCAGCGATTTCTTGCTGTAAGGACTCGGTTACCATTTTGTCTAAAGCCTCGACCATTACACCTTTATCGTGCTCGTAACGGCGAGCGAATTCTTCACGCAATTCACTACGAGCTGCTTCTTTGGCTTCAGCTAACTGGGCCTCCCAAGCTTCTGTAATGGCTTGACGTGTTTCATCGTTAATGATGCCGCTTTCGATTAGTGGTTTCATTACTCCCAACATAACGTCTCCTTTTTAATTTCACTTTTTGTGGCCTTTTCAGTTGCAGCAATTTTTAATCTAGTTTCAATTGTTTGCAAATGTCCTGGCTTCCCTTTCTTCGATTCGCTGACCTTGGCTGCGTTAGCAGCGACCCGCGGATCTGAAGCTTTTGATAGGCCTTTATTCCATGCATTGCGAGATTTTGATTTAATTGATTTTAACCAATTCGCTGTATGCTGCGGAGTGCGCGGCCCCATCTTTTTACCTGTGACGCTAAACTTGCCATCGCCATTATGCATGTTAAAACTCATGGGATCATGTTTTGCATCAACTAATTGTAAATATCTACTTTCCAAATCTAAAATATACTCAGCATTACCAATAACTAAAATACTCCTACTCCAACTATCAGATTCTTGAAGTATCAACGGTTTAACTATTTTGCTAGAGCAAATATACCCGTCATCTGGATGGCATCCATTCGCGGTGCGTGAACCAACATACCATTTTCCAGTTGGCAAGTGAGTCCATTTATATAAATATGCTAGTGTTTTCATCGCTAACCTATTTTAATTTCATATCTTTAATAAGACGTATTACTTCTTCTTTAAGATATTTTTGGACTCTTGCGTCTGCACTAGCTTCACCTGCTATCCCAAGTACCTTGTGCCCGTATTTCATATTCAGCAACGACTCGTAAATCGCTTTTGGATATGCTTGAGGGGCGCTAGGCTGTGCAACTACGTCAACTGTGATAATTTCAAAGTCACTTACATGACCGTTAGCTTCGTTGACGTTTCCGCTTCCGCGGCTGGAAACTCCTAATTTTACCCCATTCTCGAGCATAGTCTTAACTAACTGTCCCATTGGGGTAGGTAATACTTTTAATGTACCAAATCCATTTGGACCATCCATCCACATATCAGTGATCATGTGCGATACTCTGTCCAAATTGATCTTTAAATCATCAGGGTGATCTACTTCACCTAATACGCTGTAACCACCTTTAACTTGTTCCATTATGGTGTTTACAGCTTTAGTGATTTCATTGACAGGGTAAACACGTTGATTTGCGTTTTTTACCCCGCCTTGAATGAAGATCCCTTTCATCTTGAGAGATTTTCCACCCTTGCCATCGTCCTCGTTGAGAATCTCAACGCGGGCGTTGTCAAAAGATAAATTTTCTCTAAGATTATAGCGAGACATTTAATTATCCCTTAAAGCCAGATGTGCCACCTGGGTTAAAGCTTTTCTTATCTACGGACTGAGAACCGGCTGTATCAGCACCTTCTTTCGTCTTGGCAGATTGTTTAGTTGTATAGCCTTTGGTGTTAGCTGCTGGGCTGTTTTCATATTTGTCTTGGCCCATTTTCTTGCTTGCGCCACCGTTCTTTGTATACTCATTGTTTGGAGCTTTTGGACCAGTGTTGCTGTCGCGATCTGATGCAAACTTGCCTTGAGCGATGTTAGCTGTAGTGCCACCCATATCGTTCTTACCATTGATTTGAACGCTCTTTGTGTTCACTGTTGATTTAGTACCTGCTGCGCCAACTTCGTCACCTTCAACTGGCTTAACTGCGGTTACTTTCTCAACGTACTCACGCATTAGATCAGCTGGAGACTTGCGAGATTCTTTAACTTTCTTGGATTTTTCTTCTTTTTCAGCAGCTTTGCCGTCATACTTGTCACCTTGTACACGAGTTGCTGGGTGCTTTTTACCCTTCATGTCAGTCCAAGTAGTTTCTGTTTTCTTTGATTCGCCGTAAATGCTGGCTTCACCAAACTTGCTGCCTTCAACATCAGCTTCGTCGCCGAGTTTATCACCGCCAACATCATCACCTTCACCTTCATCAGCGTCAAACTCGCTGTCAACGCCGCCTTCTTCATCAGCGCCCATTTCATCGGCTAGATCAGCGTGTTCAGGTTCTTGCAGTTCTTCGCCCATCAGTGCGTCAAACTCAGCTTTAAGCTCGTCGAGTGCGTCTTCAAGATCCATAACACGGTCTTCAACGCTGCCTTCACCTTCTTCACCGCCGAGGTCGCCAGCATCTTCACCACCGTCAACACCTTCGTCGCCTGCAAATTCATCGCCAGCGCCTTCTTCGTCGTCAAAACCTTCGTGGTCGCCATCAATAACGCTTTCGTCATCAGCTAGGTCATCAGCTAGGTCATCACCGCCAAGATCTTGTTGAACTGGCTCGTCTTCGCGAACTAGGCCTTCATAGATGTCACGGCTTTTTTCAACGACGATTTTGTGAAACAATGCTTTCGCTTTTGCGTCGTCATCATTAATAATATATTCAATGAGACGTTCGAAACTTTCATTATCTTTTGCCATTAAAATTCTCCTTAAGTAAGTATATCTTATATAACTATTTACTTTATGCCGTTATATTCACTGATTTACCGCTATTTTTTGCTCAATTCTTCACCACACTGCAAATTTTTGTTATTTTTTGCTACTGATCTCTTTTTCGCTGCTAGACTCATCTTTAATTTTGTTTCACTAGTATGTGGTATCCCTATGCGATTTGATCTACGGTTTTTACATTTTTCCTTAAAGGCGTCGTCTCGTTTTTGACCAGTCAGGCGTGCACTAATTTTCGCTTTAGTTTCGTTAGACAGTGATCTCCCTGCCCTTGCCAATGACATTTTATTTCTAGTCGCGTCAGACACTGGGTTTCTAACTTTACCTTTATTGGCCTTCCCAATTTTTTGCTTGGTTTCTTCAGCCAACTGCCTTCCTTTTCGCTGTAATGACATTAGCATTATCGTTTCACTACTATGCTTTCTTCCTTTAGCTTTCTCAGATATTTTTCGGCAATGTTCTTCAGTTCTAACCTTACCTGCATTAGTCCCTTTTGCACTGCCTCCCCACAATCCGTCTTCTGGCTTAAGATTCGCCCAGTCATTCGATTCAACAATTTGATTCTCTTCTGAGAATTTTAGTGCAAATTCTCGTATTAAATTCTGGTCAGTAAATAACTCTACCCATATAGTAGTTACATCATTACCATGTTTATTAATATGTGCGACCCATTTTTTCCCTGACCCTTTGTACTTATATGGATTTCGTACCGTTTTTCCGAAATATTTCAGGCCAGTTTGATTATGTTGTTTGACATAAAGCCAAGTAGGTTTAAATACATACATGCTGATACTCCTTACAGTGTTAGGGTAGTTGGGGACTGCAATCCCGCGAACTACAATTTTATTTATTACATGCCCATCCCGCCCGAATCTGCTTCAGGTGCTGGGGTATATTGTGCTGATAGAGTTTTTAGTTTTTGCTCAAACTCGATCTTTTTAATGTCGTTCATGATCCGAAGTTTGTTAAGTTGCCCTAATGTTAACCGTGTTTTTCTTAAATCAGACAGCTTTAAAATCGATTGATCGTCTTTTTCAGTAGCGTACCCCTCAGGTGTAGACCCGTTATCAATAGGAGTATCTGCGTCTTCAACCGCATCTTCTTGTAAAAATAGTTCGACAATATGCATATATCTATTTAGCCAAAAGATGGTTTATTGCGCCATCCCAGGGGCGGGTGCTGG